GTTCTTGTCGATAGTGACATTTTCTTTTTATAAATATCAATATAGACAAGGTCGAAATCTTCAGCCGTAAACATTTTTTGAAAAGCTAAAGCGGCAGTGGTTAATTCTAAATCATGTCGCATCAGGTCATCGATTTGGAATCGATTATTTTCGGTTCTTATTTTCAGAATCTGGAAGCGCTTTTGCTCATTAATCGTAACTTCCCGGATATATTCCCAGATGCCAGTTAATGTAATATCACGGGTTATCTTAATCGAATACTCTTTATTAATTAATATCGGACACTGTGGCGTACTCATGAGATTATCAAACGTAATAATCGCATCAATACCGGCCCGACGTTTAGAGTCATAAGTATCTCGTTTGGCTGCTGACGGTGTACAGATAACTTCAGAGTTTTTCTTTTGTTTTATCCATTCGACACCCCATCGATACTTAATAAATTCAATGCTGTTTTTTAAGGTATTGTTTTGCAGAGCTCTAAGATAAGCATAAAAACATTTATGTAAGGTCTTATCGTACAGTTCTTTAAAGTTTGACTCGTTAGGGTCAGCGTGTTTAAGTTCGTAATATCTGGGGCAGAAACAAAAATCCAATACTTCTTTAATCGATATTTTTGTCATTCTTGGGCGCTCCCAAATGCATTGGCTTATCCATACTTGGTACTCCATTCTTTCGTTCAGCCATTAGGCCCGGCGTCTGTCGGTCAACTAAATCCCAGATACTTTTTTCACAGGCATCATGAATGTGCCATTTGAATTCATGCCGTCGAATCTTTGGGTCTTTACTAAAGTCTTCTGGCAGCATTGGTTTACCGCATTGCTGACAATGAATTACCTCTCCTTTTTTGGGAGGAGGCGGGGCTAAATAGTCTTTACCTTTTTGTTTTTCTCTTTCGGTTAATTCACTCGTAATTGCTGCAACGTGTTTTGCTAATTCTTCTGAGCTTGCCATAGGTATTTATTTCCTTTCGTACTTTTTATACTATCTCTAGTGATTATAAAGATATCTTCATATATTTTCGCATATTCGCTGAAAAATACAACCATATTAATTGGTTTTTCATTCATGTCCAGAGACATTGTAAAACGAACTCGTTGTTTATGAATCCAATTCCCTTTGTCATCTAGTAAATATACATAATTTGTCTTTTTCCCGCTGTTATTTATTTTCTGTTCATGATGATTATTGCAAATCATTTTTGCAATCGGAAACCTAAGTGTTTCTTTGTCGATATTAAATGTCTTTTTTAAATGGTCTTCGAGTTTCTTTTTAGAGACCAGCATTGCTGCCACTTCATCGATTGAATCATAAGTAAGATTGTATTTGTTTTTAGCTCTGCATTTTGGAATCCATGTGAACAAATAATATTCAGTATCTGTATTTTTTGCAAACCATCCATTACGATAAATGCCTGCATCGTTATAGAACCCGAGTTCTAAACATTGCGTTGTCGGTGTTTGGTTGAGTCGATTAAGTTGGCATTTTTCATCGATTGAAATGACCCGGCCATTAAAAAGAGTCATTTTTGTATCTACGCCTCTAAATTGCTGGTTTTTGTCAGTGATGGTTTGAAATGACCGACCTGTCCGACTATAAAGGAAATCATTTAAGAATTGGTTAACTATACCCTCCCCTTTTATGTCGGCAGACCATTGACTCTGTATTTCAACCATTGGTGACAGTATGGGCTAATTCTTTAATGGCGTCCATTACTTCTTCGGTTACCGGTATCGAAAAGTTACTGCGCTTAATCATTCGGTCTCGGTCTTCGTAAGTGTGTGTGCAAATAGGAATCTTACATTCCCGGCATGAGTCATATAAATGGCTGGCTTTATTTTGACATTTATCACAAATAGGACAGGGGTTATACCGAGGACAAGTTTTGAATCGTCGTTCGCCACTGGCAAAGATATCTCTGTTCCGGCTGCCCAGTTTTTTATTGGCATCAAGTTTTCGTCTTAGTTTTTGTTCATCAAATTTAGGAACGCCTGTGATTGGGTCAACGCTGCTATCTGATTTTGCTGCTTCGTATAGTCCTTGAATAAAATTATTTGACATTATTAATCCTCCGTTAGTGTAGTGTTTTAGCTTTTACTACACTAACGAAATTCTTAGTGTAGTAAAAGCGTGTTTTGCCTCACTATCTTATCGGCATTGCTTTAAGATAGTCATGTCTTAATATTTCATAAAGCTTGTCGTCATAATGTTGATTATCGATTAAGACGGTATGTTCCCGGCGAACTCCAACGATTCTGCCGCCGCACTTGTGAACGATGCGGTCGTAGCTTTTCTCAATTGGATTACCAATAACAACATTAAACTCTACTTTGTTATGATTGAACTTACAAAAGATATCATCGATTACTTGAGCAAGGTCTTTTCCGAATGTTGCCTTGTTGTTTGTAAAGTTAATTGCACAGAATCCATCGATGACGTCGCTGGGCCTGCATACTTCGTAACAGATATAACCGATTAAGTTATCGTCACTATCAACCGAGACAAAATGTCGGCCATCCCAGTCACCGTCTGGAAGCTTAAATTCTGTTCGGTAATTCGAATAATGATAAAATTTATATTTATCATCATACCATGTTTCCACCATTGCTTCGGCTATCTGGTCTTCATAATTATTTGCTAACTTTAACATAGGCGCCTATAGCTTGAATAGGACGACTGTGTCCGCAACAAGTGTTTTATGAATATCGATAAGCCGTTGATTGCTAGACCCCATAAAATGCCGATTTGAGCTTTTTAGCTTAGTCACAAATTCACCATCTACAAGGACGTCTATCTCTTTAACGATTTCGAGCTGCTCGTCAGATAAATCTTCGTATTTGTAACCTGTCCACATCCAAATAGTTTTCTCCGGATAAGCCTTCCGGATGTCTTGAACCAAACTTAGCATTTCTTTTCCTTGTTGGAGAGGTTCCCCTCCCAGAATTGAATAGCCAACAATTTTCTTTTTATTACCAAGTTCTAAGAATCGTTCTTTTAAATTATTAGTAAGGGGACTTCCTCCATTGAAGTCCCACGTTTCTTTGTTAAAACAATCTTCACACTGTCGAGTGCAGCCTTGTACATAAATGCTGACTCTGATACCAGGGCCATTTGCGATATCCTCGCATCTGATTTTTGCTACGTTCATCATTACCCTCTTTTCTTAAATAACTAAATCTTTGTTATCAACATGAACTATTCTGTCTCCTATCTCTTCGGTTCTGCCGTCGTTCCAGAAATTATCTCCGATGTAGCCGCACGTTCTTCGGGCCACGTTCATAGTCTCGTGGTTTGTGTTGCCACAATTTGGACAATACCATTCGTTATGTTCGTCTAAAAGTATTTCACCACTGAATCCACACTCTTGGCAATAATCAAACTTGCCATTCATTTCAGCGTATTTAATATTTTCGTACATGTATTTAATAATATCGATAACCGCTGGGATGTTTCCGGATAAGTTACAGGTTTCGATATAAGAAATGAATCCTCCGGAAGAGATGCTCTGGAACTGAGATTCAAATTTTAATTTATCTTCAGCGCTGATATCTTCCTGAACATTAACATGATATGAATTCGTAACATAATCATGGTCAGTAATGCCTTCGATAATACCGAATCGTTTCTTTAAACACTTGGCCAGCTTAAATGTTGTTGACTCTAACGGTGTTCCATATAAAGCAAAACCGATATTGGTTTTTTCTTTCCAGATAGCACATTTCTTACCAAGTCGTTCCATGATTTCAAGAGCCAGCTTCTGGCCATTTTCACTCGTATGACTTTCTCCGATTAAAGAAAGGACGCACTCATAAAGTCCGGCATATCCAAGTGAGATACTCGAATACCCGCCATATAACAAGTCATTGAAATTATCTTTTTCGGTTCTTGCTAAAGCGCCATACTTCCAATGAATAGGAGACACGCCAACATCGGTATCTTTTAATCGCTCATGACGAATCATGAGAGCCTGATAACAAAGCTCTAAACGTTCTTCTAGGATGGCCCAGAACATTTCGATATCTTTTTCTGCTGATAACCCAACGTCTACGAGATTAAGAGTACAGACGCCTTGATTAAAACGACCATACCATTTGTATTTGTCGTTTTCGTCTTTGTATAATCCTAAGAAACTGCGACAGTTATGACTATAAATACCGCTAACATCAAAATGGTCAGACTCGGTTTCTACGTCATAGCTATAACTTTCAACATAAGTATTTTTAATCGAAATAACTCTTCCGTCCTTGATTGTTTTAGGTTTACTACTAGAAGGTAGTCCGTTATTAAAGGCAAAATTAGTAAGAGAACCTTTAATATTCAAGCATATCATTGATTCAAGTAATTCTTTCGAAGGGATGCAGCTGACTTTATATTTTGGAGTTTTAAAATTAGCCATCTCTTTTTCTTTAATCGAAGCAGGCATATCAAGTGACTGCATTAAAGCCATTATTTGCAAAGCCATTTCTTTGTTTGCTGTTTTAATGGTTACCTTGTTTTCGTTGTTATCCGTACAAAGACGACCGCTTGCATCAATAATACCGGCCAGCATTTCCACTCTTGTCTCTCTACTCATTGAGAAAACTTCATTTGGGATATGTCGGTCACTTCTTTTAACGCCTTCAAAAAGAGCAATTAAATCTTGTTGTAATTTTTCAGATTTAAACGTAATGACTTGACAATCGTCAATCTTTTTTGTGTCACAGTAAGTATCGTAATGATAATTAATAATAGCAATTAGTGAGGTATGTAGTCTGCCAACTCTAGGTAGTGAAACTGTTACGGTCTCTGATAAATTTGCTTTATGCAGCAACACACCATAGGCCCAGGCAAGGTCGCTATCCCAAGAATCAATAACGCCTTCTTCGACGTATTGCCCTTTGTTGATTGTGATGATATCGTCTATTTTTAAATCTCCAGCCAAAACTCGCCCTCTTGCTGTTGGGAAAGGATGGTCTTCTGTGCAGGTAACAAGTCTGCCGCCCGACAATTCAATCTTCATCCAATTGTTTTTATTTACATTTTTGATAATCTTTTCTGTTATAACAAAGTCATTTCTTCCGCTGTCATAAATGGTAACACCAGAAAGGTTCATAAATAGATTGGGATTATCGTTAGGATTTTCTTCTGAGAATTGATTTTCTATTTTGAAATCTAATCCTAAGCGATTCCACATGCGGATAAATGATTCGACATAAAGCTTGCCGCAATACTTATAAGTAATAATTTCGTTTTCTTCAACACATCCCATACACGGGAATACCTCACCATCATGTTCTTCACGCATTTTCTTGGCAGAAATAAAATCAGGTAACATCCGTTTTGACACGCACTCGGCAGCCAGTTCGGTTAAATAATAATAAGGAGAATCCGGATGGATATTGTTTTCATCTGTCACGTAAAGTAATTTAGGGAAGGCGGGAGTAATATAAACACCAGCTTCGTTTTTCATTCCAATGATGCGCTGGCGTAATGCTTCTTCGATAAGCATAGCTGTTTCAGTTTCGTATTCAGGGTTTTCGCTAATATGCATATAAATCGATAAAAATGGAGCTTGCGTTGCTCCAACTGACTATATCTTCCATAGTTATAATAACTATGGCCTTGCTTTTGGAATAGGTACTTATCTCCTATCCTACGCTGCTAAACTCATCACAGCTAGTCGATACATCTTCTTTATTATTGATATGATAGATTATCATACCAAATAGGTCTTTGAACTTATTCTTATGAAATGGTTTATACGGTATTCCTTTTGCTCCATCGGACATAATTTTCATAAAGCTTCTTCTGTCTGGATTATAATTATATTCTTCTTTTAAAAACATTCTTAATTCATCAACAGACTTAAATTCTTTATAAATATCATTGAGGATAAACGCACATGGTTTATAACTGACAGCTCTGTCTTTTACTTCTTGCGGCCTAGCTTTTATTTTTTCACCATGTTCTTTTCTTCTTTCTTCTGTCCAGTAAGCTTTTATTTTGATAGCTTGTTTGATTTTTTGCTCTGGATGGTCTTCATAGTATTGGCGAACTTTTTTCCCTATGTTTTCTCTTGATTCTTTAGACCGGCTACGCTTAGTATTAATTATTGTCATTTTATCTTTGAACTCTTGTTTTTGCTCTTCTGACATATAATACAGTGCGTTACCTCCAGTGCCACCTTCGGCTATGTTATAGCATAAGTCTCCATACATTTCTTTGCAGGATTTTACATAATACAGCTCTTTTTGGTTTAGTTCTTCAAGCGTATCAGCGGTGTCAATCATTGTATTTGAAAAATTAGTTTTTCCGTACTTCTTAATTGCTTGTTTAATGATTGTTCCGCTTCCGTAATAATTTTTATCATAATTGCTTTGTTCTTTTTTACCTATATAAATTCTTCCGTTGATTAAGTTTTTTGTTTCATATATATATCCAAACATAATATCACCTCTAAGATAATATATACGCTGAATTTTCAACCTAAGTAGCGAAAGTATTTATTTATAAAGTTTCGACACGGTATTACTATCTTGCCATTTCAGGCTCAAGCTTTCTTAGTCAGCTTATTCGTCTTTTTCTAAAGCCTCATTATTGGTTTTCTCTCAATGAGGAGTCTTATTTTGCTGATACCGTTAGCATATATAGATGATTCTATATACACACCCTATAAGTTAGGTTAACAAGGTTTTAAAACGGCCAAGCTTTACCACCAACCGTTACATGTTGAAAAAGTATTTATTTGGTACTGAATGGTCTGCATTCCGGCCCGGACTTCTTCTTTTAAATCTTCTGCTGCAAATATCTCTGCTGATATCTGGTCAAGTCCTCTATCAAGATATTTCGCAATTAGTTTATCATGACTGATTCTGACAAACGGTGCTAAATGAGCTAAACTAATTGTCTGGCCACCATATTGACCGTTAGCAACTTGCTGGACGATTTGAGTGGCAACTGTACAAGCTGTCTGTAAAGAACGAGGTTTCTCAATAAGCTTACGGTTGATAACCGTCCCGTTTTGCAGCATATCATCAAGATTAACAAGGCAGCAGTTTCCTGTAACAATTCCGCCATCAAGAGTGAATGAGTTAGTGACAGGCTCTTCTATGCACCATGCATCATATTTAGAATTATCAACTCTTTTAATATCTTTAACAATCCAATTTCGATTTGATGGTTGAGATTTTAAAAATCTAAAGTTATATAATTCGGCATCTTCTTTAAAGTTAGTGCTTCTTACTTTGAAGTTTTCACTTGCAATAAAGTATCCAGCAATAGACGAAATGTCTCTAATCATTTGAGCAAGGTCGGCATTAGCAGTAGAGATTCCATTTCGGTCTTTATTCCCATCAGCGGCATAGTATCCAAGAAACAAACTGATTAAATCATTTTTAGACATAAAGTTCCAAGCGTGACTGGATAAAAATTTCTGTTTAAAAGCATTGCCACTTTTGGTTAAAATAATATCTCCGTTACCAAATTGTTGAGAAGAAATTGCGTATCCTTCTTTAATGAACATATCAAGATATTGAGTTTTGTTATTACATAATCTAACCTGAACTCCTTCAGATGTTTTTTTACAATAATCCGTTCCATCTCCTAAAACAAAACCAAGACAAAATGCTTTTGGGTTTACGTTATCAAGATTTTGCGTTTCTTGTAGTAAAGAAAGTCGGTCTCCTTGTTTGAGGTTTGTTGTAACAGAACCATCTTTTAAAAACCAGCGATGGCCAGGAGTGCATTTGATTTTTTTATTAGTCCGGCCACTTGTTAAAGTAACGATTTGCATTTTTTGTTTTCCGTAATTTTTAACAATAGCTGGTCGCCATGTTCCGTTTTTGTCGATTACTTCTACTTGTTGATTGTCATGACAATCATTAAAAGCCTTAACTCCGTCACTTGTGACAAATCGCATATTCCCACCAAAACAGTTGTGAATTTTTTCGATAAAGTAATCTAAGTCATGCATATGAATAATACCTTCATCATGAGCATGTAAAATATTACTTGGAAGTAAAACCCGGCGACTGTAATCTTTTGAGTATTCCCCAGCGATTAAATCTCTTTGAGTCGAAGCAATGGTTGAGTTCTTATTTGAATTCTCATTGATGATGTCTTTATTTGAGCCGTCAACGATGCTTTCGATAACAGTATCTAATTCTGTTACGTCTCTCTTAAATTCCTGAACGGCTCGGTAAGCTTCGTAGGCTTTGGCGGTAATCTTTTGTTTTTTGGCAATCAACATTTCAAAAACCATTGTTTCGATTTCGGTAATATCAATTTGTTCTTTTCCGGAAGCAGTCACAGCTTTCTTAATATCCTCAGAAATTGTATATGCGATATTGGCTTTAACAATACCAGAGCCAAATTTCATTGCCTTTAATATTGCATTGTAAATCTTTTCTTCGTCAAACTCGGTTACTTCGCCATTTCTTTTAACAACCTTCATTGTCCTGTACCTGCTTTCCTGTGTCATTGGCTATACTGATGGACTGTGTTTTTCTTTTTTCTTGTTTATCTAATTCCATAACGGCCAATAAGCAATAATTAGCCATATCGACTAGGGTATCTCTCAGGCCTTCATAGCCAAAGTTTTCTTCACCATTTTTTGCCAGGTTAATAAATCGATGATACTTATGTCCAATTGATGTCGCTGCTGATAGAATGCCTACTTCTTCGTAAAGACGACTAAACGAATTACCGTAGGCATTGTTTTTAGTTACATAAAGATTTTCAATATAATTTAATAAGTTTTTGTGTGCATTTCGCTGCTCTTCTTTTGTTGGTTCTAAATTACTCATAACTTCCTCCTTGGGTTTAATAAACCCAGTTAATCTTTTCTCCGGTACTAAGTCCTTTGTTATCAAATCTGGCAATCATTTTCTCGACTTTGAATCTTACATCATCACCAATAAGTTTCTTGTCGCATTTGTCTAAGAAATCAGCCAGTGGCCAGCTTACTCCAACGGTTGCTTGTCTTTCGGCGTTAAACAAATAAAGTGTATAACATTGGGCCATCAGCTCTGTTTTAACATAAAACTTGGCGGTGTCTTCGGTTGCTGCAACAATTTCTTCAACATGCTTTTTAATAATGCCGTCGATTTGAGCTAAGCCTGCAAAGATTTTTGTATACCGGGGATTTGTTTTAGCCATTTCGGATAACTGGTTTAAGTTAATTCCTTGTAGCTTTTGAATCTTACTTTTTCGTTTACTCATTCTCGTTCCTCCTCTCTAATATTTTATCTACCGGTAAGTCTCTTGAGATACGATACATAATCGTAGACCGTGGTATCCCAGTTTCTTTTGACCAGTCGCTTATATTTAAGGTTTTATCTTTAAAAGTAAGATAAATAGCCGTTGGTGTTGGGTTATTCTTTTTGATTTCTTCAAGAGTCAAAGCTGCTTTTTCTTTCCGGAGACAGCCGCAGCTTTTAATATATTCATTAACAACCCCATATAATGGAAGTTCGGTAATTTCTCCACAACTGCATCTACATTCTACCCATTGTCCAGTATTCCATGTTCTGTATTTTTCAGTGTCAGGCTTGCCGATGTGTCTTAAGATTGTTAGTTCATTAAACGTCTTATTTATAATATCCTTGTCTTCCAAGTTGCCCTCCTTTATCCGAATATAATCTGGGAATATGTTTTCTGTACTTGAGGCGCACATTCTTTCATATAAGCCATTTCAGGATAAAACTCATAGAAGGCTCTGCCTTTGTATGTTCCGAATTTGTTTTTAGCAAAGTGAACTTCAAAGACCGGCTGCTTAAACGGTGAGCCACTCTTCATGTAGAAGATATCTGACGAGTCTCCTTTATAATGCACTTCATTATAAACAAGTAAGACCGCCTTGGCCTCGTATTTAATCTTTACAGACTCTCGTAAATCATCAAGCATTGGGCGTCGATTACCATTAAGCTTTTTAAGTTCTGCTGAACAAATCATAACAATATTATGTTTAATGGCCATGTCGGAACACCACTGAGCCAAGAAGTCAAATTTTGCTTTATCCTGTAATCCTGGCTGGGATGAAATATTTAAATCATGAAAGTTATCAATGCAGACCACTAATTGTTTATCGATACCTTGTGAATCAAACATGATTAGCTTTTCTTCGATTTCTTTCTCAATGTCTTCGACAAATGTACTGAACGTAGAATCATATGCTCGGTATTTTCCAACATGCGACCTTAAATTTAAAATAGCATTTTTGCGTCGAATCAACATTAATGGGTAATCAACATAATTAAGAGGTGTTTTAACAGCATTGATAATTAATTGGCCAGAGCAAGCTGCTACCCTGGCCAGTTTATCTGGCATCGCATCATCAAGGGATAAATCCATAACATAAACATTTTGATTGTTTTGGACAATCCCCCATGCCAGCTGTGTAAGAAAGGCGGTTTTCCCTAAGTTACTATCCCCGCCGATAATAATAAACCCGGGATATAATCCACCTTCAAAAGCTTTGTCCACATAGTCGAACCCAGTTTTAATGCCGACATTCTTAGTTTGCCATGCGTTCGTTTCAAATGAATCGAGTGTGTTCCACATGGCCAGCTCATAATCCTCTTGTGGTTTACAGGGATAATGAAAGTTTATCGTTTCTGGATTTGTGCTTCCTATTTGGATAGAGCAGCTTGAATCAGAGTAAGCAATGTCTTGGGCGGGAATAGCGGGGCCGTAAAAATTCGGTTCGTTGATGGTAATAGTCTGTTGGGTTTCTTGGTCATTAACTTTTATCTGATTGCTCATGCATAACGCTCCTTATGATTTATTTTATGCCAGTGCTGCCGAATCGTCCCTCGCCTCTTTCAGTATTAGATAAATCATTGACTTCGACAAAAGTTGGTCGTTCAACTTCCTGAAGAACCATTTGGGCAATCCGTTCGCCATCTTCGATAATAATGGTTTCGTTAGTATGGTTATGCATTGGAGCCATCCATTCACCACGATAGTCAGAATCAATCACGCCGACTTTGTTAGCTGGAGCAGCTCCTTTTTTGGTAGCTGTGCCACCACGAGCATACAACAAAGCAACATGGCCGGGAGCAAACTGGGTCGCAAACCCTAATGGGATGACCTTTGTTTCATGCGGCTTAATTTCTACTGCTGGGCAATCAATATCTTGCAGGCAAGCATATAAATCAGCTCCTGCTGCTTCGGTGCTTCCGAACATTGGAATCTTTGCGCTTGGCCGTAATCTCTTTACTTTAACTTCTAATAACATTTTTATTTACCTCTTTCTTTTTTGATAATTTACATTTATCTGAATCACATATGGATGTGAGCTTTAGTGTGCTGCAACCATAAGACTTTTGTCCCATGAAGATACTTCTTACAGTTCGTTTTAATTCCATCAGACCGGTTGGTGCAGAATTACTGGCATTCCATTCGGAGATGGTCTCAATGGTCTCGTCTAATGACTTGCCATAGTTTCGCCAAAAGCTGGCAAGACATGCAATTGTAATATTTCGCTGGCCCTCAATTGCGCCATTATCCAAAAGATACTGAATACATGGGGGAATAATTGTCAGCTTGGCATTAAATCGTTTATCTTTCTTGGCTTCGTTATTCATAATTTGAAACTCAATAATACATTTCTCAAAGGCTTGTCTGGCAATATTGTTTGTTTCGACAACCGGTTCGACCTTGATATCTCTGGGACTCTTAGCTAAGTCCCTAATCTCGGCCTCTGATAAAGTTCGAAGTTCTGTAGCTGTAATCGGAACTTTATATAATCCACTCTTTTCATGAATCGTGTTTGGAATCCGGAACATCCGCTTGTTGTCATAAATTTGCGTATCAATTGTTTTGTTTTTGCTAAACGTATTAATTGATATAGCGATATTTCTAAAGACACCATTCAGTGATATCATTGGTTTGACTCCAAGGATTTCAGCAGGAACAACAATATGAACACCCTTGTTCCCACTGAAGTAAATCTTTACCTGATTATCATTGATGTGATAGATGATTTTTAAATAGCTCAAGGCTGTAATCGCATCAGCTTTAACATTCTCATAGCAGCTGATATCATCAAAGTCTAAATATAAATCGCCGTATAAGCTGGCATTTTGAATTTCAACATCTCCGATTTGTTTAGCGCTTTCGATTTCTACATCTTTGTAACGATAAACCGTATGGAAAACACTGTGCGAATTACGTTTTTTAATAAAATTATTAATCGTTTTAACTGGTACATAGTCCCCACGACTAAATCCTTTTCCTTTGGCTGTCTTAAAGCCATAGCCCACCTCAACCAAATAATACTCGTTTTCGTAAGACATACTTATCGCCTCCTGAGTATTTACAACTGTCTCTGATTTGTTCTAAGAAAACTGTTGCGGTATAGTTATAACCTTCGAAATCATTCATTGAAAATATCTTTTTGTCAGACTGGAACATCCGGGCTGCTGCTTCTATCATAAATAGAACTTTATCAATGGCATATTTATCTATCATGTATTTAAGTACCCCGGCCATTCTCTTGGCGTTATATTCTTTTACGTCCGTCATACCTTTAGAATAAAAGTATGTTAATAAATCTTGCATTGTATAACTGGCGACCGGTTCTAGGTAGTATTCTACCTCGCTGCTAGTTATGGTTCCACTATCTACGTCATGATTAACAACAGGTAAGTCGTTTATTAGTTTTAATTCTTTGTGATAATAAACAACACCCGGCCTTATTAAGTTAAGTTGGATTACTTTATTGTATTTGGCAAAAGAAAATGGGGAACCGTTGTGGAATGTATTAACAATATCTTTCATAATATCCTGATACGTATGGCCATTTCCAAGAGCGGAGGCTAGATTATTAAGTAATGCAGCCTGTTTGTCTTTTCCAATCATTTCTTTTTCGATTAGCATCATGTATGTAGCGGCCAAATCATAGATAGAACCTTTTTTAACTAGCAGTCCATTTTTCCCAAGCTATCAACCCATGTTAAGAAAGCGTTGACATTTGAGGGAGTAATATCGCCTTTTGATTTTAACCCCTTGTCCCATGTCTTGACATAGTTAGCAAACATATCATCGTTTAAGATATCGAAGTCAGCTTTGAATTGATTCAATTTATCAACTTGGGATTGAGAGAAACCTTTATATCGAGGCTGTGGGTCATCTGGCCCGTATACGCCATCGACAGGTGGTGCTGCTGAAGTATTAGTCTGAGTCGTAGGTATTGATTCTTGAGTTTTTAATTGAGGGGGATGAGTAGCTGGCACTTGAGCTGTTTCAGGATTAATGGTATTTTGAGATACTTCCGGGATGCCTACTTCTGAAGAAGAATTAATTGGCTGAGTATCGGAGTTAACTGGATTAAGTGAAGCGGTGTGACTAAGTGACGCCATAATTTGTTCGGCTGTCATATTTTGAGCTTTCGCCATTTCTGATTCTAGTAACGGTGAAACCGATTGGTAAGGTTGCATTGTGCCCATGAGTCGGAAACAAGCATTGTCAATTGCTCTTTCGTGATTATCTAAGTAATCTTTGAGCTTACACATTGCTCGCCCCGTAAGCACTCTGCCGGGAAGATACACTGTAACTGTGGTGGAAACGGATTGGCCATCGGCATAAAATCTTTCATCGGTTAATTCCCATGTCCAATTTTTATCGAAAGTCTCGTCGAGAATATCAATAATATTTTTGTCTTGTACGTTTGGAATTATTTTTACTGTGTTTTCTTGCTGCATATAATATCTGCATAGCTCTGGATTGTTCATTTTTAATGCTCCTTTCGTTTGTAAACCTCGCCCGTTAATATTACAACTTAATTTCCTAGATGTCAATACTGAAAATAAAGAAAGACCAGAATATTTTCCGGTCTAACTTTATAATATTTCATGAGGGGTAAAATGAAAAAGATGGATTTTACTTCTTTATTGTATATCAATATCTAGTAAAATACAATTGACATTTTACATTATTTTGTACTTTATTTTACAGGCATATATATTAGGGGTAGTTTGATTCCCCTCAATTGTAAACCGTATCATCATCTTGTGTCCTTCGAGAATAAAAGGGCAGGTTGATGGAATTTTATGAATATTGCCAGTCGTGTCGTAATAGTAATACTCTTTTGATACGCCAAAGTTTGTATCATCTGAGTTATTTGCATTATTAAACAAAACTTCAGCATCGTAAACTTTAATGTTCTTGCTAGTTTCTTGAAATGAATACACCATATCAAAAACAGAATGGTCTCTGGTATACGTATTATAAATAATATCGATATCCCGGAGGCCCAAGTACCAGATACGTCGATTGTTTTCGGCATCAAACTCATAATTCCGCTGCCGCATTTTAATCTTAATCTGATTGGTTTGCAGATTCTGAAAGTTGAACTTTAAATCTCCAGCATTGTCGATTGACCAATACGTAT